AAGAAGACCCTCAGCAAAAAGTGCGAGAACAACCCAACCAACACACATACTGATAATTCCAGCATTACGATTATGTTTTCGTATTGCATCGTCAATCATCTCCTGCACTTCTGCTTTAGTTACATGTTCAGGTGGTTCTATACCCTGACCCCAGTTCTTAAACATTAGATTTTCTCCATGGCTTGTTGTAGTTCTCTGGAGTGCTCTAACTCATCGTTTAAAATCTCAAGGATTTTCTCGTCATGCCCTTTCAGAGCGAGATACTTGCCGTAAGTTTCTGCTGCGTGAATCTCTACTTCGTAGGAGAGATGGTAAGCATGGCGAGGAGCCATCCAGTAATAAACCACATTGCTCCAATAGTAGATAAGAACGAGATGCTTGGCAACAAAGCGATCGATAAAATAAAGATTGCCGCCCCTGCTTTCCATATATTCCAGATGTTCTGTTTCATTGACTGACTGCTCGAAGTGCTGTTTCATCAAATATAGATGTTCGGGACCACGAAGTCCCATGCTTTCACGGAAATGTAACACGCTTAAGAACGCAAAATAGGGTGCCCGAGCGATTTCCTCAAGCACCCAAAAGCGTTGATAGTCCCTACCTTGGTAGAGAAAATCTAGTATTGCAACAGTAATATCTAAAATAAACCTGTTGATTGTTTGCATCATTCTACATGCACAGTACCGATCATGCCTGCTCCCTTGTGAGGACCACACCAATAAGTGTAGTCACCAGCTTCGGAAAATGCAACATCGAACTCTTCACCAGGCATCATAGCAAGTGCTTCATGACCTAGTTCTGGATGATCCTCCACAATTACATTGTGGGGTGGCAACATGTTATTGACGAAATGAACTGACTCTCCTGCAGAAATTGTGATCTCTGCAGGTTCAAAAACTAGGTTGCCATCGGCACCCATCATTACATCGACTGCCCAAGCAGGAGCAGCAAGAAATAGTGTAGCTAGAAACGCGAAGAAAAACTTCATTAAAATTAACGTAACTAGTTTATCTATCAGGTTCGGACGTATTCAAGTTGCTCCGAAGCTTATTGTAACGTGGATTTGTCTTGACTTCCTGACTTACTAATTTACCAAATTCTGTAACACATTGACACCACTTTTGTCTCGCCTCTGGCGCACCTAATGCTTTTTTCGCCACAGAGTTTCCCACTCCCTCCAAAGGTCGGCACATTCGTCACTCTTTTTTTGGAGATGTGGTTCTCGGTACACTATCCTACGTTATTTTCGTCTTCGTAATACTCTAATTTTTCAATAAGTTTCTCATATTGCTCCCACATATATTCAGAACCAGTTTGATCCTGGTATATGCGACAAGCACGAATTAATCTTGTAATGTCATCTGACTGGAATTTCATCATAGTGAACAGAATTCAATTTAATTATAACTATTTTCTCAGCAATTCCAAGCACGTAAGGATTTGTTAATACGAGAGTCCTTATCGTTAGCAGTTTTCTTTGAAGTCAATTTCTTTTTCATCCCCTTCATTCTAGCGCAAAAGGATGCGCGACGGGGATTTCCAACCTTCTTTGATGGTGCCTTAAGGTCGCTTCCAGGATTTTCTCTCTCGTAAGATTTTCTTCCTTTCTCGTTAAGACCTCCAGATTTCTTTTGACCTTCCTTTCGGGTCCAGGCTGCTTCTGTTGTGAGTTCAACTTCTTCTTTGGCAGTCCGTGCCGCCTTCTTAAAAGCATCCTTTGCTGGATAGTCGTTGCTTCCAGGTTTAGCAGGTGCTTCTCCACGCTTTCGTTTAGCGTGAATGTTTGCATAAAGACCACGCTTCGCTTCGCACAGATTTTGAAATTCTATAAATGTCTTCATGACAGGCGACAGGGGTTTACCGTTTTATTTATCGTTTGCCGCCACCCATTTCCTTCAGCATCTTCTGTAGTTCTGCAGTAGATCCTACAAACATAGCATTGTTAGTAACACTTTTTGGTCCTTTCTTTTCTTCGTCGAGGTCCTTCATCTTCTTATGGAGATCTTGTAGTTTCTCAGTCATGTCTGCAACGTGCTTCATTGCCGCTACAGCGACTTCATACGCTCTTGGGTGCCCTGACTCCTGAGCGACCTCTAAAGCGCCTCTGACCGCCTCCTGACCCTGATCTATGAGTGAGTACAATTCACCACGGGTATACTCATAGTCCTTTGTACGGTCATCCTTATCAACCTTGGGTGGGACAGGTTTACTTGGTTTGCTTTCTACAACCTCGGCATCAATGTTGAGGATGTCTTCCATGTTTTCTTCTAAACTCATAAGAACTCCATGCCTTCATTGAATCCAAAATCATCTGTAGGAACTACAAACTGATCATCAGCAGCATCAATCTGTCCGTCTTGGTTATAATCAACTGTCGCCTTAGGTGTGTAAGACAATTCAACATGACGTTTACCGACATTCTGATCACCAATAGTTTCAATGACACGTGCCTTACGGATAACATCTGCCTTAGTGTAAGGACCGTAGATGTAAGATTTGGCAGTAAATTGTAAAGTGTATGTGATGTATCTTCTGGTACTAAAATCTCCTTCCCAATCATCTTCTAAACTTACATTGTTTAAAACAATAGCAACGTCTCTAGATTCATCCATATCTGGAATGAACTTTACAGAAACATTGAAAGATGGTTGGAAATATGGAAGGATCTGTTCTAGGATCTGCAATCCATCATCTTGTGATTTGGCAATAATACCAAGTTCAAAACTAATATTGTATGGAACTGGAACGAACTGAGTTCTTACCTCAGAACCATTATCATCAATAACTGCTTTGTATTTCTGAGTTGCTGGAGTTTTTCTAGCTCCATCATAGTCAATTCCAGTCATTTCAAAATACAAACGTGGCAAAGTAATTGCTACCTTTCTGCCATCAGATGCATTACCCTGCAACCTATATAAGAATTTTTGTTTTGGTCCATATGCAAGAGGAACTTTCTCGACCTCCATCGTTTGACCATCAACGGTTTTTTTCAACTCGATGTTGTTGAATAATGTACCAAAAGTAATAACAGTTTTTCTAACTGCCTCGTTATAAAATTGTACGCCTAACATCAGAAGCTACCTGTATAATTTCCAAATTCACCGAATGGGTTTCTTTCACCCCAATCTATAATATCATCCGCACCATCTTCTATTGCTTGATTTTGATCAAACTCAGTGCTTTCATTATCTATAGTAGAGAATGAACCTAAAGTATATATTGCATTTGACTCAACACCTCTAATAGTATCACCATCAATAAAGTTTCCAGTACGGTTCATAACTTCTAATGTATAAGTAGAACCATTCCAATCTGCAACCTCCGCAATAGTTGCACTATCCAAATCATACAATGTTGCACGTGAACCACTTGTAGTAGTTTCTGTGTATGCATTAATAATGTATTTTAGATTTGCTGCATCATAATAAAAGAAACCAGGAACGCTGGTTGCACTTGTACCGTTATATGTGTATACGTATGAAATTCTGGTATCTTCAAATTTCCAATAGAAATATTTTTTCTGAACAGTTGTAGCATATGTTGGATCAAATCCTCCAAGTGCAGTTACTTCAATGATACTATTTGATGATGTCCAAGTTCTACTGCCACTTTGTTGAGTAAATCCCCCAATAACTACATGTTCATCTTTTATAAAATGAACTGGACCAGCTGGTGGATCTATGGTAAGTGTAGGTGGATTGTCTGGGTTGTATGTAGCACCAACATCAGTAATTAATAAAGATACTACTTTACCATCTTCAATTGTAGTTTCTATAATTCCACCATTTCCTTGACCAGTGAGTGTCACTTGTGGTGGTGTACTGTATCCAGAACCTTGACTTACTAAAGTTGCTGTTGCTAATTGATTATTTGAATCAACCGTAACTGTTCCAGTAGCTGCTTCTCTGACAGGAATACTAAGAGTAAGCGTGGTGATGTTGCTGAACTCTCTTTCAATATCGTCAATCTCGTCAATTCCTGTATCAAACTTGTCTGCTCCTTGTTCGTAGATCTCTGCAGTAAGAATATAAAAATACTGTTTGCCGAGTTGGAAGAATGGTTGTTCTCTCTCAACATATTTGATTTCGTATATATCTTCTGTTAATGGATAGTAAATGAGATCTCCTTCATTTGGTCTGCCATCTACTGCTAAGTTCATTGCAGGATTTGCCGACTGTTCCCATCTTCTACGGGAAACTACAAAGGTAATTTCATCTGTAATCCTCAGTCCAAACTTACTAACAAACTCAGAACCAGCACCAAAACCTTCTACGTTAACCAGCATCATTTCAATCATATAACTTTGATTGAATTCTGATTGGATAACTTCTCCTAGAGTTTTATCTTTTAACTGGACTCTAGGTATATAAAATACATCAGTACCAAACAACTTGATTTGCTCGTCCACGAGATCTTGTACGAGATTTTGTTCGGTCCTGTTTCCGCCATGTTGTGGGAAGTAAACCTTTTTCATCCGATCATGTCCATTGGGGGCAATTCAAATGT